TTTCTATTGCTTTGCGGATGATAACTTCTGCTTGTTCTGGAGTTTTTGTTTTACTAATACCCATTGCTGCCATAGCACCAAGGGCAACATCGCCACCGCTACCATTAAAATAAATGCCACGACTATCGCGGTCCCAAGAGTAATCCTCAAATATAGGATACAAGACTCCATGAACGCTAATAATAAAACTCGAATCCTGTGCAGCAGCATCCCCATCTTCTTTCATGTCATAGCCTGCGTCAATAAATGTCTTACGCATTGCTGGTATAAACTTTTGCGTCATAAACAAATCTAAGTTTTCTAATTTAGTTGGCTTAGGCGGTTTCCATCCAAACTGCAATAAGTTAGAGCCGCGACTAGCGCCTGCTCCTGCAATTAAGTATCCGTTATTTTCAGTAATCTTGTGAGTAGCAATCGTCATAGGACGACCGCTTTCATCAGATGCTCTAGAGTCGCAACCAATTACAGACCAGCCATCTCCCTGATAAGCAGCGAGTGTTGTCATTGTCCCCTACCTTTATTAGTTAGCGTCTAGTTACTGTTCTTGCTGATGCTGAGGCTTCGCCGCCTGATGTTAAACTTGCTAAAAGACTTTGTAGTTGAGGTGGTTGCTGTGGTTCTAAAGGAGCGCCTCCTGCTGGCGCGGCGGGAACAGGGGACGGTTGCTCAACCTGTGCACCAGCAGGAGGTAATTCTGGCGCAAAGACTTCTTCAACGGCATCCTCTATTGGTACGCCACGTTGACGAGCCTTAATAACTCCAGCGATTTTATTTACCACGGCTGATGGGTCCCCACCTTGCACAGCCATTTGTGGAATGGCTTGTGTGTATGCTTGTAAAGAACTAACAAGTGCTTTACGCATATTCTCAATTTCAATCTTTTCTTGTTCTTGTGTTACGTTAATACCAAATGGTAGTTCACGCATTGCTAGGTCTGTAGAAATTAATCCACCACCTAATGCTTGTAGCATAAAAATAAGTCCCTGTGCTGGGTTAAGTCCAGCAAGCATGCCGTATCTAACATCGGCAGTAAAGTCACTCTTAATATCTTTGCCTGGCTTGTAGGTAAGGCTGTAAGGAGAGCCTGCATCTACGCCACGGATTGTCTTTTCAAAATCAAAAAACTTCTCATCTACTTCAAAACATACAGAGATAACATCTCGTAATGCAGAAGCAAAGATAGCCTGAGCAGATTTAACCTGCGTATCAAAGCCACCCATAAGTGCTTGAACACCTTGACCAGTGATAATGGAAGCATCAATGTTTCCAGTACGTCCCTCTGGGTAACGTGTTCCTGTTCGTAGTTCTTGCTGCAACAAAGCCTGCTCAGTAAATGCGCCAGGTGGAATGTTAAGGTCTACGCGTCTTACACCTGCTGGATTAGCAGTACGAATAATTGCATCGCCACCCAGTTCAAGTTCTGTTACATCTGTTGGTAGAACAATTGGAGCCTGTACTGACTTCTCTGCTGCTTCCATCGCAAGTAATGCGAACCTGTTACGAAGCAACTGAATACCTAATACATCATCAAACTGTCCACGCATCTCACCATCAACTGATGGACGCTTAGCAACAACAACCATCATTTTACCAAGGGGATTTTTTGCCTTAGATAAAATCAAATTGTTTCTATCTGGAACAAACAACAGAGATTGCTGTGCATCGTAATAACGAATTATCTCTAGTTGAGCGTTAAGGTCTCCCTTGTACATTTCTGGACCAAGGATTTCTCTTGCATACTCAGGGAACTCTGCAGCGAGTTCTCCAATGCTCAAGTAATAACGCTTTGCAAAGGCGATACAGCGTCCGTAGCGGTCAAATTCTGGGTAAGCCCCCACTGGATTTTCTACGCGAATACGCGGTAGCCCTGCTTCTTCGTCTAATTCAATAATGAAAGGGACGAAACCAAATGTGATGTACATGTCTGCGCCTGTGTACATCTGTACTTGTAAATCTGAGTTAGAAAAATAATTGTTAGCAATACGAGTACGTGTATCCGCAAACTTACGAGCACGGTCATTTGCTTGGTTAGCGGCAGAACAGTTAACAGATGGTAGTGGAGCCATGACCTCAGAAAGGTCACGGGCTACAATGTCAATAAAGTTTGCTACTACGTTAGCATCAACACCCTGTGGAAAAAAATCTGGGTAAACGCTTGCTATCTGTCCTTTACGGACAGCAAGAACATCTTGCTGGCGTGCATCACGCTCTGCAGCGCGGTCCTTAAGGGATGCAACGCGTGCTGAAATCTGTTCTATCGAAAGCATTATTGTCCTAACGGTTGATTAAAATTACTTAGATGGGCGATAGATTTTATTAACAGTCTGTGACTTTGTAGTTACGCCACCAGTATTACGTGTTTTATTTTTTTCTAACTTTTTACGAGTATCTAGCGTGTCTTTAACTAAACGACCAGTAATTAATCCAATGGCTCCAGCAATTGCTGCGCCTGCGATTGGTATTGGCATTTATTATCCTAACGGTTGATTAAATTATTTAGTCATATTTCTATAAACTTTGTTTACATACTTAGCACCCTTTTTTGTGATGCCACCAATTGCACGAAGTCCAGGACCACCAACAGCAAGAAATGCAACATCAGCAGCAGATTTTGGCACTACATACTCGTCAACAATTTTCATTGCTTTAAGTGTGTTTCCACCAATAGGTGTTTTATTTATTTTAACTTCTGTGCGTTTAGCCATTAGTTAAAATTAAAGACCCATACGCTTTAGGTCTGCTTGACTGCGTGGAGCATTTGAATGATATGGAACAACTGGCTTTGTTAAAGGTTTTGTTCCAGGCTTAATAACCTTGACAGAGTTTCCAGTTTCCTTGTAAACAGGGTTAACGTTCTTTGAGCCCTTGCCAGAGATACCGCCGACTATACGAGCAACAATTTTAATTGGGTTTGGCATTTATTTTTTCCTTATCCGAGTTAGTTAAATTACTTAATCTTCTTTGCAAGTGCTGCCTTCTTTGCAGCCGCAGCCTTATTTGCTGCCATAAACTCACTAGTAATCTTTCCTGCTAGTGCTGCTGCTCCAGACTTACCCAACTCTGGATAGTCCTGTGCAATAACTTGTGCAAAACCAGACATTCTTTTTGGCAATTCTCCAAATGGTCGCTTTGGTAATGACGCCTTCTTTAATTGCGCTTTATCTGATGAAGAACTAAGTGGCTTCATCTTCATGTTTTTTGCATTGCCGCCAGTTGACTTAGCAGTTCCTGTAATTTTTACTGCTGCTTTTTTCATTGTTGCCATTTTGTTATCCTTATCCGTATTGTTGTTGCCACATTTCAGTGGCGGCCTCATCTAAGTTTATAGACGTGCGTTTATGCTGTTGTGCTCTTGTGGCCCAACGGTTTGATGCGTATCTAGATATGTTGCTGTTTTGCTGCATAAACTCACGGGCACGAATTACTGCAAACCATAAGGCCATAACAGTATCTGTCTTACCTCTGGTATCAGGCTTCCAAGTAATTAATTGTTGGACTAAGGCCTTCATACCTTCTGAGTTTTCAGTACTAGGTAGTTCTATAATGTTGTTCTTTTGGAACTTGCCCTCACGAGTAGTGCCAAAGAGTGTTGACATAGATGCCACACCGAAGTTTGTGTCCCATTTGTTCTTGCCTGTAAAGTGAGAATTAAGCCGTACGCCGTGTGAAGAGAGCCATGTTCGTAGTTCTTCGTCGAGGGAGTAGGCTTTTTGGTGGGCGTTGATTTCAACGCGGAACTCTTGCGGTCTGTACCGAAGCGTAAAATCTTCAATGGCTTGCCTAATCTTTTGTGGCGTTGGGTCTTGCATGTTTAAACATTCTAAAACATAAATCTTTCCATCAGCCCTGTTATAGGTAATAGCCACAAACGCAGCGTTACCCGCCATAGCAGGGTCAAAGCCTACGATGGTGTATCCCTCAACATGAGTTGGGTGTCCTGCTGCACCAGGTTTTAATGGGCCGCGTCTACGCATGCCGTTAATAGAACCTTGCACCAGTTCAGGTGGGAAGATAGAATCTTCAGTTACATCTTCTTGTTGATAAACAAGCGCCCATGTTGCTGGGGTTACTTCGCTTCTACGTTTGAAAAGCGTTTCGCCATCCCACTTAGGGTAGAACCCATTTTCATCAGGTGGGGTATCTTCATCCCCGTCCCATGGTGAATCACTTAGAGGCCAGAGGGTTTCCCACTCGCTTGGCTTATCTCCATACTCAAGAACGGCAGGCATGCCCATGTAGGTGAAAGGTGACTTACCACCAGACCAATGCTTAGGGTCGCGGAGTTCTTTATAAAAATCAGATGGGGCAATACGCGTACCTACCACCAGTAACTTACCATTCTTGCCCAGACGAGTAATAACTTCTTTTTGCAGCCAGTTAATCTGCTTCTCGTGCTCGTGGGCGTTAGAGGTAGTTATACAGTCATCTAGGATAATCAGGTCAGCACGTGCGCCGTAAATCTGACCACCCATACCCAATGCTTGGATAGTAGGGTCCTTTTCACTTGAGTTTCTCGCATCACTCCCAAGGTAGACTGTGTCAACTCGCCAAGTGTCTGAGTCTTCTTTCCAGCCCCCTTCTGGCCCAAAAGTTGTTTGCAACTTTAACCAGCGCGGGTGGGATAATCTCTGCTTGATTGCGTACACGAACTCGCGTGCTTTAACAAGGGTCTTCGATACCACAATAATGCGGACGTTCGGGTTGAGAGCGATGCGATAAGTTGCGTAGTTGACTGTAATGACAGTTGACTTGGCGTGCTCAGGGGGAACGTTTAGAAGTAGGCGGTTCCGATTGCCTGGCTCGTAAATCATATTAGGGTGCAGCCAAGAAGGCTCGCGTCCCTCTAATAGGTCAATCCAGTCCATGTGATGAGGAAAGACTCGCTGGTCCAAAAACATCTCAGAGAACTGAGGAAAAGAGATATCTTCACGGGCTACGCCCATGGCTTTTAATGAACGCTCTTTAGCGTTTTCCTTTGCCTCCGCAAGGGCAGTAGCAAAGGCTGGGTCTCAACCTGTACAGTACAGTTCTGCCTGTAGTCTATCTGTCTGTTGTCTAGTTCTGACCCTAGAGTGATTAAACTCAGGCTGTAATATATACTGTATCTCTAACAAAGA